AATTCCGTTTTTCCACGAGTCGAAGACAAACCTTTTTTCTGCTGCTGTAAATGTACGTTTCATTCAATAATCCTCCGCAACTGCATGTTTTAACATGGTTGTTGCATTGACCAATTGAATCTACAGCGGCCTTTTTCTTTTTCATATTCGAGTTGTTTGAGTTTCGCCTGAAAGGTTTTCTCTACGGTTTTGGCTTTATTAAATTGAGCGATAATACTCGTTGCGCCGCCGATCACTATCGGCTGGCTATCGTCTTCCGAGATGGCTTCAACGGCTGATTTCTTGCTGTTACCCAACGTTCTGCCATTTTCTGCCGAGATTTCTCGCCCCACTTGTTGGGTCTGTTTGTAGGCCGCTAACGCTTGATTTGCATCTAATTTGCCGTTGGGTAGAACCGGGATCCGTCCTGAGTGACACAGTTTGGTGATGGCGGCACGCGACAGGCCAACCAGCCTGGCGAACGCTGCTTTACTGAGTGTGGCCATCGCTATTTCCTATCCGCTAGCCAACCAACAAACCCAACATGTGTACCTTTGGTATCGCTGTATTGGCTATACAGGCCGAACAGCGCTGCTATTTCTTCATCCGTGGCTGGCACGCGTTCCTTATCAATACTCAAATATTTAATACCCATCGTCGGCGTGTCATCACCTGAGCTTTTAGGCTCATCATCACTATCGCCACCACTGAGTAATGCATTCAGCTGTTCATCCGTGAACCCCAAAACTTCACAATCAAAATCAATACCATCAAGTTCCTGAACTTCAGTGGCCAATAACACCTCATCCCAGCTCGCATTGAGGGCCAGTTGATTATCCGCAATGCGGAGCGCTTTTTTCTGGCCAGCACTTAATCCCTTTAGTCTAATGGCAGGGATCTTTTCCATCCCTTCAGATTCGGCAGCAGTTAAGCGTCCATGACCGGCAATTAACTCGTTCTCTTCATCAATCAAAACCGGATTGGTAAAACCAAACTCCCGAATGCTATTCACCAGTTGGTTAATCTGCTCGTCGGAGTGGAGACGGCTATTTTTCTCATACCGTTTAAAGGTGTGGATAGCGATAAATACTCAATTTTTAACATCGTCGCTCGCCCTCGATTCATGATTGGTTAACAAATCGCAATTAATCAATTGAAATTTAAAGATATTTTCTATTGGTGATTTATAGCTATGCCGACTAGTTAACAAATTCATATTAAACATTTGTTTTATAATGAGTTTTTAAAAACGAAAGTGTTTAGGTTAACAATTGACCACTAATATAGTGTTTCTAAAGCGAATTAGAGACTTTTTGTTAACCAGAGTGGAAAGCATGACAAGAGATTTTTTATTATTAAAAATCAGCATGATAAGTGCCATTTGTTAACTTGATTTGTTAACCTAACTTTTTGAACCTATATCTAGCGACACTCTGGGGTTCGAATGACCCGCAGTCGGCGGCTTATCCGAGAGGACCCTAATCATTAATAGATGATATATAGGGTTATCATGAATACTGATATGAGGAACGGTGTAGCGAAAGACGCTACCGATCGAATGCTTTAGAAAGAATGTCATCAACAGCCCTGGTCAGCTCATTGATTAAATTTGCCCCACCAGCGCGTTGGGCGACACCATGCCAATCAAGCCTCTGCTGATAGGACGGCGGCTTAATGAACGTGAGAACCAATGCAGGCCTACCGCCAACCCGCAGCCATACACCCGGTTGCAGCGGAGAACGTTGTCCAGGACGAATGACAAAGTACTCGCTACTCTTGCTTCTTTTCATGTTTTGCTGTGGATCGTGATGCGCACGCCACCCCGAGAGGATTTGCTGTATCTGTCCGCGGCTAATATTTCCGTATTTATCTTTCCGAACACCTGGGCCTGGCGCGACTTGCCATCCATTAGGTAAATGGCCTTCACTTCGCTTATAACTTCGTTGGCCACCTTCTATCTGAGGCGTCAGTGTTATCGGCGCTGGCCTCCCTCCCCATTCGCGAGCATAGACGATGGCCTGGGGATCTTTTTTGCTCGCAGCCAAAACATACGTTGAGTTAAGTACCCACGGCGTGGGACGATCAAACACCCGCGATATCTCTTGCTTGATAGCCTCCTGCGCTCTTTGTGCTGCCCGTGTCGCGGTGAGCGCCAATGCAAAAGGTATCTCGCGTGATCCAAGACGGATGAGTTGTTGCTCAATCTTTTTGGCTGAAAAATCCAGTTTCAATTCAATGTTATTATCCATCTTATCTACCACCAGATTATTGATAACAATTATAAATCTCTCAAGTTGAAAATCACCCTTAATATGCATGACATCACCTGCTATATGCCTTATCAGTGGCTGATGTCAGTCACCCCTACTCATATTAATCAACCTTTATGGCTTTATTATGCCAATAAATAACCTCATCAAGCCGCCTCTTACAGATCCGCAACTCACGTTTCAGCGCCAGCGCATACAGCCCGCCATCTCCCCAGGTAGTCCCCACGAACTCCGGCACTTCACATTCGGTCATCGCTGATTGTGGCGGCAACCTGAGTGGGCAGTTGGCTGGTGACCTGATGACTGGGCTATTCACGCAGGATATTAATAACACTATCAGACATCCGACTATCAACGCACGAAGTACCGCTTGTTGCAGCGTTGAACCGCTTAAGCCGTTCGTCACTGTCATTACGCAACTTCCTCTCATTTGCCAACTGCCGAGCGGTAGCTTTCCGGTTGGCCGCCTCATACACCTGATATGCATCGATGATGTTACCCAGAACCGTATTTGTGTTTTGCTCAGTCACCAGCTCCTTTTCTGTTTTTTCGAGCTTATTTAACAGGCGGTAACTGTTAAAGAGCAGAGCCGACAAAATAACCACCAGCACAGCAATGACTGTCACAATGGCCTTATTCATCCAGCCACCAGCATGTCAGTTCGCTTTCTTGCGCGCGGCGTTCTATCTGCCCGTAACAGTTATTTGAGCGAATATTGCAATCTTTGCCGCCGTCATATACCCAGCGTTTGATTTCAGCGCACGCGCCTTTATGGTCACCAGCATTGAGTTTTCGATAGAACGTGGATGTAAAACATTTACCCGAGCCAATGTTATAGGGGCAGAAAGAAGCAATACCGGCAATCTGTGGTTCAGTAAGCGGAACGCGGATATTTTTCTTTACCCAGCGTATGGCCTTGTCAGCCTCCAGCTTATTCACCGCAGCACATTTCTCCGCTGACAACTTCATTCCTTTCACTACGGCTTTACCGTCAACTCGCGTGGCACCCCGGCAAATAGTCCAAATATTCTTCCCATCAAGATAAGCCACCCGCTTGTTGCCCTCTTTTTCATCCAAAAGCTGATCAAGAATTATTGTTGCTGGCGCTGCGGCCATAACCAGAGTCAGAACAGCCGCGCTTAATTTGCTTTTTTTCGAGGCCATCACTCACCCTTCGGTTTATAACCGTGACGGCGGTCCCAAATCTTGATGCCAGCATTGAGCAGGAATGTCAGAGCCATGAAGAATAAAGAGCCAAGAACGCCAATAACCGTCCACTCATCATGGGTAAATCCAGCGATCAGCTCTTTAACCCAAAAAATAAAACTACCACCCGATACCAGGTAGGAAGCGTTGGACGCAATATTGCTCATTTTCATGGTCTCCCCCTCACTGTCAGCGGGTTGGGTGTGTAGTTAAGAAATTTAGCCCACCCGTGCAGCCACTCACTGGCAGTAATGTGTGTGGAGTTGATTGGGTTGATTGGAGAGCCAAAACGGAAAAGGCCCACCGGAGTGAGCCTTAAAGAATACAATACCTTAAAGGGAAATAAACCCGCTTGCCTTCGTACAAGTTTTCAACACCTGGCCGCCCAGTCTATTGGGCTTCCTCTGAAAAAGGATACGAAAATGAATCTATCAGCGCTGGCTACCAACGCCACCAATCCGAATGTGTTTATTCAAAATGGTAAAGCTGTAACTACCTCTCAGGTCGTTTCAGAGTATTTTTGTAAACAGCATAAAGACGTTCTTCGCAAAACAGAGTCACTTGAATGCTCGTCAGAATTCACTGAGCGCAATTTATACAGCAACTGGAAATCCGCAGAAGCCCATCAACTGAGATTAGAGAATGTTTCACAGCTATAGATAACTGTCACGAGGAAAAGAACCAGCAATGAGGCCAGGGCTTCAATAAGTGATGACCGGAGCGGGCAAACGTCAATGGTGGATCTGTGCCAGATCGTCATCACTCAGGCCGGTTATTTTCATTACCGTAGCGCGATCAAGGCCATTGGCCAGCATTGAGCGGGCAACTTCCAGTTTACCTTCCAGTTTA